TCGACAGCTTGGCCCGCTGCTTGAATAGCGTTAGACAAATCTAGTGGATTATTTCCAGCTATTGTAATATTTAATTTATTGCTTAAAGTTTCTTTTGAATCAGAAGTCGGCGTTTCTGATGCGGGCACGCCGATGGCGGCTGATGCTGTAGTATCCGGCGCACAAGTTTCAGGATTTGTATCAGTAACTTCTTCTTTACCATATGAAGACGTTGAAGCTGCCAACGCATCATTCGCGGCTTCTAACGACACCGAAGGAGTTTTTGGAAATTTTACTCGCGGCAAAAATGGCATAATTAAAATTCCTTAATTTTTACTATTTACTATCATAAAATTGATTAATTCCTCTAACTGTAACTGGCCCGCCCGGTTTTGGATCTCTCCACCCAGAATTTCCAGCCCAAGCTTGTGTATTTATTCTATATACGATTGTATCTGGAGATCGATTTGCAAATGCAGGAGCAGCTTGCATCATTCCTAAATGGTTATTGCCTTTATAATTCCATCGTGTCAAATACTCATCATATACTTGCAGTTGTTGCGCTGCAGTCATTGATAGAATGCTTGAAGTTGAATGTGATGTACCATTTCTAGAATTTAAATCAAGTAAGGCACGAGGAGTAAATTGAAATAACCCCGCGGCATATGTCGGAGGGTTCGGCGGCGGATCGTCGTTCAGCGCACGAGTATTAAATGCTGATTCACCCTTAATAATTTGATATAAACGTGGTAGTGTAAAATAATCACCTGGATATTTCGATTTCATCTCTAGAAATTTACTTTGAAATTGAGTATCATTCGCAAGAGATGCTGGTGGCACAATGTTAGGTGTCAAAGGAATTCCACCATTTCCTTGACTACCATGTAAACCAGAAAAGCCCGGATTATTTGGACTATTTGATCTTGGTCCAACACCCCCGCTTTGAACTTGACCCTCGAGAATAGGAATAGATCCATAAATGATGGGTTGCTGACTTGCATCACCGTCAAGAAACCAACCCACGACACGAGCGCCTGGTTGCAACCAAGCAGTACTACTTGTTCCTGAGACACCTCCTTGTGTTGTTGGAAGAACGACTGATGCCCAAGGTAGGTCGCGATCTGGTATTTCAGGACTATGTAAACCTTGTATTCTAACCTGACACCTTCCAAGCTTTAAAGGATCATCTAGAACACTTACAACTTGTCCTACCCACCATCTATATTGATCACCATAAAACATTAAAAGGATCCTTCAGTATTTGTAAGAGCATCTGTTCTTAATTCTGAGAATTTAACACAGTTTGCATCAACTGTATACTTAGGTCCATCGAATATATGTCGACAAGAATATATCAAATAAGATCCAGAATTTTTCTTATCAATCGCATCATCAAGATTTACGCCTTCTTTCGATATTTGTTCAAAGTCATTATTCAAAAATTTCAAGTAAATATTTCGACCAGCAGCCGTACCTCGATTTCCAAAGTTGCCTGAATTTACACCTTTTTTGAAAAAATGGAATCCAGGTAATGTCACTTGAATAGCACCCATCGCCATCATTGATCGAAGTGAAGATGCAATCGTTCTTCGAATAGGATCATTTTGAATTTCTAAATCTTGGCCATTGGCAAAATCATTAGTGTAAATATTACTAGCATAATTCATAGTAAATTGTCGTGATCTTTTTTCTGTAAGATTAAATGATTCATCATCAAAGATTGATTTTGTTTGACTCGGTGGAAAATATTTTGATAATCGCGATACTGCATCAGCCTGACTAAATCTGAAAGGTTTGTCATCAGCAGAATTGATATTCATAAAATAATATTCTGATCCAATATGACCTCTTTCAATTTGCTTGAGCAAATCATATGAATTTAATTGTTGGACTCTTTGTATAATTTTTCCAGTTTCTTGAACTCGAACTTTCTTTTCAACTTTTCTACGATTTAAGCTTGCTCGAATGCTTGGATCTATATTATCATCAGTTAATGTGTTGTCCACCAGTCTATCGATCTCATCATCCATTGTTTGTGAGGCCATAACTGAATAAATAAATTCCCGAGGCGAATTATAACCTTCTGCTACAGAATTTGCTCCTTGATTCATAAAATCACCAAGATGTCCCCAGGTAATAGTTTCAGGATTACCGAGATTAGAAAATGCATAAAACGGCATACCATCTTCACTTGTACACATTGGTAGTAAATGATTAATCAATTTCATTACTGACCAGTGCGGTGTAATAAATCTAAATGGTTCTTGCACCTCATCACTTACTTTTTCAAGTGTTCTACTAAAATTTTCATATGTATCATTTAATGCTGTTGCAATAATTTCATTTGGTTTACCTTCATATGATTTATTCAACATTTTTGTTTTTGCAAAGAAGAAACTATTTTCAACGATTTGCATTGTGATAACAGAAACGTTGTCGTTGGCCTTTTGTTGTTGTTCAATCTTTGTAATATTAAAAACTTTTTCATAAGGGAGAATTGAACCAAAACTATTATCATTATTTGGAAATGTGATTGAAATCGCGATTGATTCTGTGCCCATAAAGTTAATTGATTCATACAGGTTTGTATTATCAATAAACATGATCCGGCCAGTAAGATACGGCTTCTCCATGTGTTCATATATTTCCATGAAAAGTTCGGCTTGAGTAATATCAATACCAATATTCTCTCTTGGATTTATTACCAGAGAGACAGAAATTTCATAATCAAATGGAGTATTGCCCGATCCGGGCGCGCCCATTACACCCATTAGACAATTCTCATTGTTCTTGTAAATTCAGAAATAAATTGATTCATTACATCTGGTTTCATGACTATGATATCTTTTAATTCTTCGTTTCGTTTTCTATAATATTCTGAGTAGGTAACAGAATTGTTTGATCCCGGTCCAGTAAATGGATCGATACTTATGATTTTTCCATCACCATCTACATAGTAAAGTGGAGCATCTTTTTGTTCATATGTGGCCACTGATGAAATTGATTGATCAGCACTTGAAACAAAACCCTCACCGCTTACAAAATCAATCGAACCTTCAATGAAAATATGACCGATATTTAAATCTCTTTTAATAATTGTACCAGTCTTACCAGATTCAACACCAGTAACTGTCTGCCCAACAAGAAAAGAATTAAAAATATCATTTCTTGTTTCAATTACCGTATTCGGAAAATCGTCAGCAATCTTTTCATCAAATTGTGCATTTGTCAAAGGCCAACCGGATTCACGGAGATTGTCATTCAAATAAAAGAAAGTCCAATGATAATTTGGATTACGATAGAAACGATACGATACGCTATCTGGTCTTTCTGGATTTTGAATTGTATATTTTTGATAGAATGAAGAATTATTTTTTACTTTATCAAGAATCTCACTATATGCAACAAGATTAGGAAACTCGACCGGATCTGTCTCATTACCGAATAAGTATAAAGCGTTAGGATAGTTTGGAAAAAATGGCATATTAAAATCCTCTCCTAACATCTTCTGAAGAAAGAATAGAATCTTCCGAAAATGCAACACTCAATGCTACTTCAGTCGGATGTCCGTCTCTATGGAAAAGATTAGATGTAGGATTAAGTGAACGGTTTACGCTTGTGATAAAACAATCTTTAAATTTAATATCATTCGTTCCATCTTCTTCGGCGGAAGTTCGAATTGACACTCGTACCTTTTTTGGATATTTTAAAAATGCGCTGAAGTTGCCGGTGCCAACCCTTTCTGGATACATTTGTGTCCGTAAAGCTTTTATAATTCGATCTATCTGATTTGCTTCACCTTCACTTGTTGGAATCATATTAAATGTAAAACCAAATTTCCTAAGACTTACACCTTGAAAAGTTGCTTTTGTGTTTGGATTTATAATTCTTCTCGTACCTAGACCAATTGCTCCCTGAACTGAGTTAGCTGATCCTGCAACGGCGCCCCCCAATGCGCTGCCCGTCAAGCCGCCGAGCACTGATCCGGCGGCGGCGCCTGCGGTACCTAGTGCAGCATACGTTATGATGCTGCCCAATGCATCCTTATCGATTCCGGTCTTGTCGCCTATGTTGGTCAAGAACGATTTTTTGGCCTCATCGTTGGCATCCTCCAAAGGCACCGCCTGCTCGTTCACCGCATCAATACCTCCAAGAACCAATGATCCAAGCACGCCCAGATCAGTATCACCATATGCCACGTTATCCGGAATTGAAATACCACCAGGAATGTAAATGCGGATTGTGTTAGTATCAGTCAACCCCCGGACACGCTCGCTTAAGTCTTGCTGTTGTAATTGATCATCCTCATTTAAAAGCTGCATTTGAACAACAGCTTGGCCAATTCGATCTTCTTCGTTTGCTGGGTAACTAAGAGCCATATTATCTCGCAATAAATAGTTATACTTTTCATGATTATTTATTATAAAATTTATGGCTTATTCTGGAATATACAAAATAAAAAACAAACGAAAATACAAAGGCGATCCGAATAAGGTTGTTTATCGTTCACTTTGGGAAAGAGCGTGCTTTGAATGGTGCGATACAAACTCAGCTGTCAAGAAGTGGTCTTCAGAAGAAATTGTAGTACCATACATCTATGATGTCGATAAGCGATACCATCGATATTTCGTGGATCTTTATATTCAGTTTGAAGATAAAACTCTTCTCATTGAAGTGAAACCCAAGAAAGAGACAAAGCCCCCAGAATATAAAGGCCGAAAGACAAAGAAATATCTCATGGAAGGTATGACGTTTGTCAAGAATCAGAATAAATGGAAAGCTGCGGAGGAATATGCCAAGGATCGTGGATGGCAGTTTCTTGTTTGGACAGAAGATGATTTAAAAAAGCTAGGTATATTGAAACCAACTTTACAAAAGATCAAACCACTCAAACCTCTCAAAAAGTTATAAATAATGTAAAGACATTGAAGAGAGCACATGGCAAATATTTTTCAAAACTTAGAAATTGAAGCATTTCGAAAAGGCATTACTCCTCGAACAAAGGAGTCAATGGACTGGTTTCGTAGGAGAGCTCAGCAAATGAGTCGATTAAGTCCTACAAAGGTAATGAACTCAGAACCACTTGAGAAGTCACAGAACCCGGTTCCAGGAGCCATGGGTATGTTTTTGTATGATCCAAAGCATAAAGACACATTACCATACTATGACACATTTCCTCTTGTTGTTTTTGTTGGCCCAGCACCAAAAGGATTTCACGGTGTAAATCTACATTATTTACCTCCAACACTTCGAGCAAAAATGCTTGATGCATTAATGGATAATACCACAAATAAAACATATGATGAATCAACAAGAATGAAAGCAAACTATAATCTATTGAAAAAAGTTTCTGGACTCAAATATTTTAAACCATGCTTTAAGCATTATCTTTTTGACCATGTACAGAGTAGGTTTTCAGTTGTGCCTGCTCCTGAATGGGAGATTGCTGCATTTCTTCCGACTGCGCAATTTAAGAAAGCCAGTGCAAGTAAAGTTTATGCTGATTCAAGGAGAATGATCTGATGACAATACTCAGTGTTGATAATCTAAGATCAAGAATAAATCAAAAAGGCGGCGTTGCAAGATCGAATCGATATCTTGTTGAATTACCCTCAGATAATGAACTCTTAAGAAATACCGGCCTTGCCGCTGACGAATTAAGTTTGTTTTGTACTTCTGTAAATATGCCAGGAAAACAAATAACATCCATTGACAGACGAATAGGTACCACCTTTACAAAAGTTGGATATGGATATGCAAGTCAAGATGTGCAAATGTCATTTCTTTTGACATCATATCTTAATTATAAAAAATATTTTGAAGGATGGCAACAACTTGCTGTTGATAATCAAAGTAACGACTGGCACGGTCCTGCTTATTTTAATACTTATACGAAGTCAGTAAAAATTTATCAATTAGGTCAAGATGGTGAAAAAAACTATGGTGTTCAGCTTATAAGCGCTTATCCTACAACAGTGAATCCAATCCAATATAATAATGAAGCTGATGGACTAATTGAACTTACAATTGAAATGTCTTATATTCGTTGGCAAGAAGTTCAAATTCTCGGGTTAAATCCAGCTACACCAGATACAGAAGGTTCGTTTTAAATTTGAAAGAGAGAA